CATCTCCCCATGGTTGTCTTACAATGTGTTGGGTGCAATAATGAAGCGTGCATTCAAGATCGAGCACCACAGCGACATCCAGCGCATTATGACCAGTTTAGTTACAGCATCCGCCAAGTCCAAACGGTTCGGGTTCTCGTACGATGCGGGACCCGGCGTCAAGTCAGGTTCCCCAACCACAACCCTCGGTAACACACTTTTCAATGCAGCTATGGAATACGTGGCAATACGCCAAAGCTTTCCGGATCTGCAACCGGAATTGGTGTTCCGGGGGCTGGGTCCGAAAGCCGGGGACGACGGTCTGACCACAACAAGCGTCGGGCCGGTCATGACTATCGTTTGTAAGGCCTTTGGATTGACTTTGAAGACTGTGGATTACCACCCGGAGCACGGCTTGTGCTTATTGGGGCGAGTGTTCACATGTCTGGAATGCTGCACACACAGCATACAGGACCCGCTGAGAACCTTAGAGAAATTGCACATGACGTTTCGGCACTTAGATGTGCCGATCGCTGATGCCGGATATGATCGTTGTGACTCGTACTTAGTAACTGACGGGATGACCCCACTCATTAGTGAGTACTGTCAAATGGTCCAACGGCTCTACAATGCAAATATCAACCATTCGCGGAGACTAGCCCGGAAGGATATACAGCGTGATGCACTGTACTGGGCAAGGATACCAACTGACAGTTGGCCACAGGCTGATGACAAATATGATGATACCCTGATCCTCATGTCCAAGAGAATTGGGTGTGATGCAGAAGCGCTCAGGTATCTCATCGCGGCCTACAAGACCGCCACATCAGTCTGGGACTTACCTTACATACACATCAGAGATGGAGGTAGCAGACACAAGTTCCACATAGAAGAAGATGGAAATGTGGACATGTCCGTGGTCCTTTCGTATTCCAATATCATCAAGCAACGCGATGAATTGCTTACAAACACTAGAACAACTACCACACCGAGTGAGGACGGCAGTGACTCAGGCCAAGGCAGCATTGCAGGCAGTCTCCCAAGTAACGAACGACAAGGGAGTGAAAGCCGCAGTGGCCCAGGACCTGATCGCACTGGATCGCATCGTGGAAAAAGTTGTCCGGATTTTACAAGCCGCACAGAGCAAGCCCGCATACAGGGAGGCTCTAACTCTAACAGAGGTGGCAGTGCCCGCGTTGGCAAAGACCGACGTGGAGGCGGCGCGGTCCGTGGCGGTAAGGGCTCTCGAGGAGGCGTTGGCATTATTAGGTGCCCCGTCAACCGACAGTCACTTAGCACGGACTCCCAGAGAAGAAGGGGACGCGTCAATTAGGGAGGGTATTGCTAGCTTGACCCTCCCG